GAACCCGGTCGAATTGTTCGCGTTACCCTCTCAGTGGAGCCGGAGTCCTTCGATAAGCCCCGACCACCAAACATTGAAGAATTTGAATTCATCGACACGGAGGCCAAATGATGCAATCCGGAAGCAATGACTCGGGATGCGGTTGCTTGATACTCATCCTGCTTTTAATCGTTCTCTCTTTCGTCTCTTTCGTCGGCTTCATGAAGCTGGTCGGGCTCTAGCCATCTAATCCATTTCAGCGAGCCCCGGTGACTCCCTTCATCGGGGCTCAATATCTATCCGGAAGTGATACAATAAAGCCGTGAGCAATCCTGAGCGCGATATTTGGGATGACATCGAAGCGGAGTACATCACGACCGACATCAGCCTCCGCGAACTCGCCGATAAGCATAATGTTAGTTACGGCACTCTCCGCAATAAGTCGATGGAGCGCGGCTGGTCTGACAGGCGCAAGCAGTACCGCGAGGATAAAATCCGGAAAATCCTCGAAACGCAGAAGGATGAAGCTCAGGAAGTCCGCGATACTATCGATGCTTTATCGGAACGAGTTTGCTTACTGGCGGCGAGGAAGTCGGCAGTCGAGATGACGGAGTACCATCAAGGGAAGAAGCCGATGAGTCAGGCGGAAGTATCGGGACACCTTCATATCATCGCGAAAGCTCAAGAGGTTTTATATCGACGGCTCGGTGTCCCGCCACCGAAAACTACTATCGCCCTGACCGATGAAGCCGCCTTCGGGGAATATCAGAAGCGGCTCGCCATCGAGATGGGAATTTTCATTCGGGAAGGAGCAATCGGAGTGAAGATTATCGAGGGTGGAGGCGACCGGGATGGCGACGAGCGGCTCGCGCTCGGTGACGGTAACGGGGAAAGCACGGAAGGGAAATACGTCGAACTGAAACTCAAGCCTCCGGAATTCGATGACGAACCGGAGCCGGAAAATCCAAACGAAGGAGATGAGAGCGATGAAGGATGAGCACGGCTATGACATGGCTGATGGGGATACTCGCGGTCGGATGCCGGGAGGTCGTGGAGAAGGTCCGGGCGGACAGTGCACCTGTCCCGAATGCGGCTATACCATGGCGCATGAGACCGGGCAACCATGCTACGAGATAACCTGTCCGAAGTGCGGGGCGAAGATGGGGCGATGACTATGGAATTCGGCATCAATGAGATTTTCTACAGCATCCAAGGCGAGGGATTTCATGCCGGACGGTCGGCGCTTTTCATCCGCTTCGCCGGGTGCAATCTCAACTGCGACTTCTGCGATACCGATTTTTCGGAAGCGGTCCGGCTCAGCGCGGAAGGAATCATCGAGATGGGGAGAGCCGCTCTCGGGGAACGGGGAGCGGGTAGACCGTCTATCATCGTGCTGACCGGAGGAGAGCCAGCTCTTCAGGCTACCGGGCCGCTCCTGACTCTGCTTCGTAAACGGCTCTGCCCGTACATCGCTATCGAAACGAACGGTACGGTCCCCATCAAATGCGCTCCCGACTGGATAACCCTCAGTCCGAAGTCGGAAGATGGCCTCGTCCTCACTACCTGCGATGAACTGAAGGTCGTTTATCCGGCTGGGGTGGACCCGCTTGCATTCGAGCGCTTCGGGACGGGTAAGCGATACATCCAGCCGCTGTGGGTCGCGGACCGATACATCCGGGAGGTCTATCTTCGTGACGCAATCAATTTCGTATTGGAGAATTACCGGTGGAAATTATCAATCCAAACTCATAAACTAATCGGGGTGAAATGATGATTATCTGTAAGACCTACGGCTTCGATGCCGCACACCATCTGACGGAAGTACCGGAGCATCACCCATGCTCCTTCGTTCACGGTCATAGTTATCGAGTTGATATCGCTCTGGAATCAGATGCACTGGAAAAGGGTATGGTCCTCGACTTCCACCAGCTCGATGATATCATGCGACCTATCCTCGCACAGTTCGACCACTCCGACCTGAACGACACACTCGAGAATCCTACCGCTGAGCTGATATCAATCTGGATTGCTCAGAACATCGTGATGTTAATCCCGCAAGGCATCCGGCTGCTTTTCGTCCGGGTGTGGGAGACGGAGAAAGCTTATGCCGAGTACCGACCCACTGGCTGACCTATACCGAGCAATCGTCGAGGAGTTTGATGACCCGAAGCGTGAAGGGGTCCGTGAGACACCGGAGCGAGCGGCGAGGGCAATGCGCGAACTTCTGACCCCGGTCGAGTTCCGCTTTACCACGTTCGAGTCGCAGGGCTACGACCAGATGATTGTAGACCGGGATATCAAGTTTTTTTCGCTCTGCGAACATCACATGATTCCCTTCTTCGGCACCTGCTCCATCGGATATATCCCGAAGGACCGAATCGTCGGTTTATCGAAGCTGACCCGCTGCGTGAATTATTTCGCCCACAGGCTCAATACTCAGGAGTACATGACTCAGAATATAGCCGACTTCATCGAAGAGAAACTAAAACCGAAGGGTGTAGGTGTGATAATCAAAGCGCGACACCTCTGCCGGGAGATGCGCGGGGTTCAGGGTCATGGCGAGATGATTACGTCATGCCTGAAAGGAATTTTTCTTCACAATCCCGAAGTGCGAGAGGAGTTCATGAAGTTATGAAAGCAGTCATCCTTCTGAGCGGTGGTATGGATTCGGCTATCTGCATTGCGCTCGCAATCGAGCAGGGATTTGAACCATATCTATTCCACATGAGCTATGGACAACGGACCGAAAAACGCGAATTGAAGTCGGTCATCAATCTCGCGAAGCATTACGGGCTCAATCATCCGGAGCGGGTATTGATAGTGACTGACCGGACAATCTCATATATCGGCGGGAACGCCATCACGGACAGAAATATTCCGGTGCCCACGGATGGGGAAATAATCGGCGTTCCCGCTACCTTCGTTCCTTTCCGGAACGCAATCCTTCTCTCCTACGCCGTAACATGGGCTCAGGTTATCGAAGCGGAAGCGATTTATTTCGGCGTGGTCGATGGGGAGAGGAGCAGATATCCCGACTGTCATAAAGAATTTATCGAGTCGTATCAGTTAGCCGTGGATGCGGGGATTCCCGATAATCGAATTCAGATAATTACCCCGCTCTATTACGACACGAAGAGGGAAGCTTATGAATGCGCTTTACGACTCAACGTACCGCTTGAACTGACGTGGAGCTGTTACCAGAATGAAAACGAACCATGCGGGAAATGCGAATCATGTATGGCGCGAGCGAAAGCGATGGATTTATGATTATCTACCACGTCGAACCCCTTCACTGGGTAGGGTATACGGAAAAGATGGGTGCGGAAAAATACGACGCGCTCTATTCTTTCGTAAACAAAACCACCATCGAGAATCAGGTATTCCCGAGCACGAACATCAATCGCCTCTTTATTGACTCTGGAGCATTCAGCGCTTTCACCCGAGGAGTGGAGATTAACCTCGATGAGTATTGCGAATGGCTCCGTGCTCATGAAAAGCGGATTACATCATACGCCGCACTTGACGTTATCCGGAACTGGCGGGGTAGTAGAACCAATCTTGACCGGATGCTTTCATACGGACTGAATCCGATTCCCGTTTTCCACGCGCAAAGCCCGATGGAGGAATTGCGTCGGCTCTGCAAGGAACATGACTATATCGGCCTTGGCGGTATAGCGGACGACGTGAAGCGCCGCCGCCAGCTCCTTACCACTTGGCTTGATTCCTGCTTTTCAATCATCCGGGATTACTGGCCTATTAAGGTACATGGCTTCGGTATCACTATGCTTTCCGCGCTGACGAGGTATCCTTTTTATAGCGTGGACTCATCAAGCGTTACATACGCCATGAAGATGGGATTGATAATTACGTTCACCGGGTCAAGCATCCGCCAGAAAACCTATAACGAGATTGTGAAGTCGGGGAAAGGGGTAGACCTCCAGCCGCACTGCATCGATAACCCAGATGAAGAAAAATCGCGATACAAGAAACGCATCGCTCGCGCTTACAACGAATACAGGAAAGCGGAAAAATACATTACCGACCTCTGGAAGCTAAGGGGAATATCATGGGATTAAAGCGTTTTAAGGAAATTCCACTGAAGCAGCTCGATAAAGCCCCGTGGAATTACAAGACCGATAATGATGAACTGAAAGAGAAGCTGAAAGAAAACCTTCGCCGGAACGGGCAGGTGGAAAATATCGTAGTGCGCGAGATGAAAGGTGGAAGGTACGAAATCGTAAATGGTAATCATCGCTTCGATGCTCTGGAGGAGCTGAGCTTTGAAAAAGTCATCTGCTATAACCTCGGTGAAGTCAGCGATAAGGCGGCGCGGCGGCTCGCCATCGAGCTCAATGAGACCCGATTCGAGACGGACCGGATAAAGCTCGCCGTGACCATCAAGGATATCGCCGATGAATTCGACCTCAGTGACATATCACTTACGACCCCGTATGAACTGGAAGAACTGGAAGCGATGGTCGACCTGCTTGATTTCGATTTCGATAAGTTCGAGGAAAAAGAACTCCCTCCCATCGATGACGGGATGATAGAATGTCCCGAGTGTGGACATAAGTTCAAGCCATGACCTATGAGCTTGCAGAGGACCGATATATAATCGAGCCATGGCGCGCGGCGATTTTCCGGGCTACCGGATTCGAGCTGCACCCGGGACAGGCCCGGCTACTCAACAGTTTTCTCAATTATGATTTCACATGGTCTTGCGGAGGTCGTCGAGGGGGAAAGAGCGAGGTAGTGGCGAGGATTGTTTTCAGCGAGTTCGTCCGATACAAGGATACGATTCCATCGACGGAACGCTGGCCGAAAAAAATCCTCATCCTTGCCCCGGAATATAAGCAGGCCCGTATCATCTTCGGAAAGGTCCACCGACTGGTAAAGAAATTCGGAGTGCCGCTGGTCACCGACCGCTTCAGTGCGGGTGAGATGGAGCTTGAGAGCGCATGGGGCTCGCTCATCATGTGCATGACCGGGCGGAATAAGGATGCATGGCCCGGGTTCGACTGGGATTTAGTCGTCGTCGACGAGGCTCCGATTTTCAAAGATGGGGCGGCTTTCGAGGAATTGCTATTCCCGACCCTGCTCGATGCGAAAGGAAAATTCCTTGCCATCGGGACCCCGGATTATCCCGGCTCATTCTCCCATCGCTGGATGCTCGACGGACTCGACCCCGATAACGAGCAATGGGGCTTCGCGCACTGGACGACAACTGATAACTGGTACATCCCACATGCCGCCGAGTGGATAGAGCGCCAGCGGAAAAGTATCCCCGATGATATCATCCAGCGGCAGTACATGGCCCGGTATGTCAGCCGCTCCGGTCTGGTCTATAACGAGTACCTCGAATGTATCGGGGAGTTCGATACGTCGGAAATCGAGCATGGACGCTGGCATCGGGCTGGTGACTTCGGCTTCGTCAATCCGTTCGCCTGTGCGGTCGTCTGCCAGATTGGTGAAATGACTTATATCGTCGACGAGTACTATGAAACTCAGCGGAATAATTCGGAGCACGCTCCCCATCTCCGTGCGCTCGACCATAAATACCCTTTCCATAATCGGAAAACTTTCAATGTGTGGGACCCGGAAAATCCCGAAGGAATCGACTTTCTATCGAAGTGGCGCGACTCTCAGGGTGGACGGATAAAAGGTCACTGGGTAAAAGATTACTCGAAAGGCGGAATCATCGACCGTATCGACATGATACGCCGTCGCATGATTTCCGGCCACATACGGATTCATCCTCGATGTAAAAACTTCATCCGGGAGCTATCGCTTTACGCCTACCCGGATAAGAAGCCGGATAAGGCGGCGAGCGAGAAACCGATGGACAAAGATAATCACCTAATCAAAGCCGTCGAGTATTTGACCGAGCATCTATACGGTGATACATTTATTCCGTTAGACCCGGAGCAGTTGAAAGCGCGGTCGAGTAAGCGCAAGAGTGAAAAAATCCTGCGAGGGTATAAGTCGTGACAGATACTCAGGCCACCGACAAAGTAGTAGCAGAGAAGGAGCGAGTCGCAGTCTGGAAACCCCGCGAATATCGGCAGTACATCCATCTCGCGAGCCAAGTCAAAAAGAATATTAAGGCGCTTCTGAATGTTCAATCGGACCCTCAGACGGCGCACGATATTTGGGCGTCCATCTACCAGTACATGCCGAATCCCGATAACATCCTCGCCATCGCCGGACAGACATCAATCGAGTTCTATGACTCAATGATGGATAGCGATTCATACCTCACCGGATTAATCGGCATCAGGAAGGATGCGGTCACCGGGCTACCTTGGACTATCGTCCCGGTAAGTGATGACCCCGCCGATGAAGAGCTCGCGGAGTGGGTCGATGAGCAGCTAAGAAATATCGAGGAGTTCGAGGATGACATGGAGGAGTTGCTCGGTGCGATAACTACCGGGTATGCAGTCAGCGAAATAATGTGGGCGATGAAAGAAAACCGAATCGTCCCGGTCGAACTCCTGTCACGTCGACCTTCGCGATTCGTGTTCGGTTATGATTACGAGTTGCGCCTCATCACGAAAGAGAACTGGTTCGGGGAGGAAGTGCCGCCGAATAAATTCATCGTGCATCGGAATCGGAAGCGGTATGAGAATCCCTACGGTATCAGTGCCTGCCGCTCCGTTTACTGGCCTTGGCATTTCAAGCACCACGGCTTCCAGTGGTGGATAATCGCCGCCGAGCGGAACGCTGTGCCTACCCCGCATGGGAAGTATCCCGCTGACTGGGACAATGACCAGCAGGATGATTTATTCGAAGCTCTGCTCGGCTTCCAGAACGATAATGCAATCATCACAGCGGAAGGGACGGAGCTTGATTTCTTCCAGACGAAAACCGACCCGCAACTCAACGAGAAGCTACGGGATGCCTGTAATGAAGAGCTCGCGTGGGGAATCATCGGGTCTACTCACTCGACCGGGACAGGCTCCAAAGGTGGTGGCTCTTACGCCCTCGCTTATGAGCACGGCACGGTCCGGCAGGATATACTCGAGCGGGACTGCCGCCGATTGATGTCGACTATTAATAAGCAGCTCGTCGAACCGATGATAATCCTTAACTTCGGCGAACAGCGCGAGTATCCAAGATTCAAGCTGGAATACGAGCCGCCGGGTGACCGCGAGCTGGAAATGAAAATCACGAGCGAAGCGGTGAAGATAGGGATGCAGGTCGATGAGATTGATGCCGCCGAGCGGACCGGAGTAAAGCTCGCAGAGCAAGAGAGCGATGCAATCAAGATGCCGAGCCCCGCGGGATTATTTGGTAGTGGGAATAGTCAGGAGGAGGAAGAGGAAGAAGAGAAAGAGGAAGTTCCCGAGCTCAGAAATAAATACTGGGACTGGCCTTTGAAGATGCGATGAGGCAGGAACGGACCCGCATACAGGATAATATGGCGCGGTTGGAGGATGCCGCGCTGAACTTCGGCGAGGAACCGATGAAGGAAACGCTCGCTCCTTACCTCGCATGGATTCGGGAGCAGACGAGTTTCGATGCAATTATAAGGGATGCCAGAACCCGCGCACTCGACCGGAAGCCGCTCGCTGAAGCGCTTACCACTATTTTATTTTGGGGTTACCTTTGGGGATACCATGACCTATTTTCCGACCGGAGAGCTCCGACGGATTTGAAGCGGAAACGGACGGTACTCGGAGTTTTCAATATCGAAAAACGCCTCGCGACCCAAATCA